TAAATGATGGTTGCCAATGACCTTCTACAGGCTTAGGAGTCTGTGAGGCTTGTATCTGCATGCCTTTATCTGTCATGCTTATAGCTGCAGCAGGATCAGAACCCCCAAGAAGATTAGCAGCATCAAAGTATGTCTGAGGTTTAGTCCAGTCTGCGTTAGCGAACTGTTTCTTGAACTTATTCATACCGATAGTCTTAGGATCTATGGCTTGACCGAAGGCCCCCATAGCTTCCCTCATAGCTAAGCCCTTCTGCTTCTCAGCATTGAGCATACCATTATAGGAAGACTGAACTGTCTGTAAGATGTTTGATTGTGGGCCTGAGCCGAATAATCCACTAGCCATGTTATGTGTCTCCTATTAACCGAATATGAATGGTGCAGCTACTTTAAAGATATCACCAAACAGACCAGCATCATTAGCCTCACCTTGAGCATCTATACCCATCTGAGCTAACTGTTGTTGGAATGCAGGCTCTTCAGCAAAAGAGTAGATCTCTTGTAGTAGTGGTACTGCACCTAGAGCCTGTTGTTGTCCAGCGAACTGTTGTCCAGCTACAGCACTAGATAGACCAAACAATCCCTTCTGCCTCTGTAGCATGGCATCCTGAATATCCTGACCATACTGAGTAGCCTGTACACCCTCTTGGAATCGTTGGTTCTCTTGTGCAGACTCTAACTGAGCTAGGGCCTGAGTACCTGCTGTAGCACCTAACTTACCAGACTGAATCAGACGACTCAATGAAGACTGTGTCTGTCCTGCCCTGAGAGGCTCTCTGATAGCATTTACACCACGTAGGTACTCTGAGGCTGCATCTTGTGGGTTAAAGCTCTGATAGGCCGCCTGAGAGCCCTGTAGCTGCTCTAATAGTCCCTGTTGGAACTGAGCATACTCCGAACTGTCCTCCGTAATGAACTCACCAGTCTCAGGGTCAAAACGAGTACTGCCAAATAGATTGTCGAATGTAAGTCCGCGAGGGGCTCTGGCTTCTGCGAGGTTGGAGACAGGATCACCTGTATTACCTCCTGTACCTCCGTTACCTCCAATGCCGTTATTGTTACCCCCTCCAATGCCCCCACTACCTCCAGAGGAAAAGTAACTACCACCTCCTTGATTCTGCTGGGCTGCAAACATAGCAGGAGTCATCAGTGAAGGGTCAGCCATGAGGTCTGCTTGAGATACTCCATTAGGGCTCTTGTCTGTAGCCACGAAGGCATCCCAAAGAGACTGCTCTACTTTAGGGGCTGCATCATCATTATATATATTACCAGCATTATATGCTATTGATTGTGCTAATGTTCCATTAGGTGGTGGCATTATACTGTCCTCTTCCAAAAGTATACTGTAATATAGGGTGGTAGGTTGTTGTGTGCTACACCTCCCCCTGCTGACTGTATTTCGCCTGTATTTAGTACATTAGGCTCACCTGCAGAGGTATCACCTCCATTTGGCGTCTGTAGTCCGTCCACCTTTAGTAGGTGCTTATAATCACCATTAGCATGGTTGTGTACAGGCATCTCAGCCTCTGTCAATACGTGAGTCTTAGTACCTCCAGTACCTGCTGAGCCTACAGAAGACTCTACTACATCGAAGTCTGTGTCAGAAGGGTTAATACCAATGAGTGCCTTACCTGCTGCAAAGGCTATCCAAGTACCTACTCCTAATAAGGCAGCTATTCCTGTAGCATCATAGACACCAACTGTCGTATAGATAGAGTTGACTGGGTATGCTAGGGCATTTACTTCTGCTAGTGTAGGAGTAGCAGCTAGGATAGCGGCAGTAGTATAAGCCGTAGTAGCTACCTGAGTAGTGTTAGTGCCTGCTACAGCCGTAGTAGCTGAGAATGCTTGAGTAATACTACCCGCTAAGTCTGCCTTACCATTAACTACTTCTTGTATCTTAGTGAACTCAATATCAAAATCATTACCTGATATGACCTTGTTTACATCAGAGTCTATTAGGGCATCCTTCCCAGACCAATCCACTTGTATCGTATAATTACTCATCGTATTTTACCTTCTTTGGCTAAGACCGTCATGCCCTGTAGGGAGCCTTTAAATCCTTTAATTAAATTAGTCATTTCTATCTGAACTACCTTAGCAGACTTACTCAAGTTTATTCTGTATTCTCTAGGGAAGAATAGAGGGGAGTACTTAGAAGCACCAAACAGACTCGTACTCGCTCCAAAGAGAGCAATAGAGCCTGTGGATATAGGTGTCAGACTAAATGAAGCTGAGTCACCTAGTGTGCTGTAGTCCCTAAACCACTTGATTGTAACGTCCTGTTCTCTTCCTCCATCTATAACACAACTAAACTTCTTGAGTAGCTTAGCGGTATAGGGATTACCGAAGTCCATCCATACTGTCTTAAACTCAGTCTGGTAGTTACTATATATAGGGGTGGAACCTGAGTAGTCCATGTCGTGATAGTTATCATACTTGGACACTACACCATTGAAGGAGTTTAGGGCTGTAGCTACCCCTGTCAGTTGGGCAGTTCCTCTCCCTATGTATAGCTCACCTGTAGACAATGCTAAGAATGACTTAGGAGCTCTGAGCTTAGAGAAGTTCCACTTAGTGATACGTGGAGTAAGATCCTCATTGAATGACTTAAAGTCTAGTATGTAAGTCTCATTAATACCTGTAAAGGACAATACATAGAAAGCACCAGCAGTGTTGTACTGAGCCTTAATGTCGTCTGCACTGGAGGATAGGATGTTTTTAATAATATCATTCTTGACATTCTTAGTCAAGTCTGTTAATGGCATCTTATCTTGTATCTTAGTACGGTTTAGAGACCTAACACCATCAGCCGATAGGAATAGAACATCATCTCCAAAAGCATGGACTGAATCCCTAGCAGCACAGCCAACACCTCTAATGACTTCATCTAGACCAAAGGTAGCAGCAGAAGGATCAAAAGGATCATTGTAGATTGCGATATTGTTCTTACCGAAGATGATCAACTTACCGTTGAATGACTCTAGGGCTACTACCTCATCGAATCCCCATACAGACCTCATGTTGATTACACCAGCACCTTCCCCTCTCCATTTGTGGTTAAACAACGTCCTAGAGTAGAACACAGTCTCTTTATCTTCTCCGATACCTGCAGCCCATAACCTACCGAAGTTAGCTAGGATACAGGAAGGGTTGAAAGTAGTTATACCTGAAGGAGCTGTATAGGAAGCAGTATCCTCTAGATCCATCCATACATCAGTAGTCTCATTGTAGTGTATAGGCTTATGTCCTGCCTGTACACCTACAGAGTCATCATCATACTGAATCCACTGCCAGTTATCTCCTGTAATCGTCTGAGGAGTACCAGTGAAGGTCTGTACAGTAGAGGTCACAGGGACTGTACCTGAAGCCACTACCCATACCTTATTATCACCTGTAGAGATGAGTAGGTTAGAACCATCTGATTTCTTGTGGTTGTGTATAGACTTAATAGGGAAAGCACCTATGGAGTCAGAGTACTGACGTATGCCCTTACGGGAAGTCATACGCCCTTCAGAGTCAATCATTACATTGTCTGATTTGACTAACCAACGATGGTCTAGACTAGAGGCGTTAGCTTGTGTGTTTAAGCCAAAGATACCTACTGAGTCTAGTACGAGAGGTGATAGGGGTTTAACGGACATACCAATCATTCTCCATCTGAGTCTTACCAGAGTCAATCTGTATGGCTCTAGATAGGATGTTATTGTATTCCTGAGCAGCTACTGATACTTGAGTACCACCATCTTCTCCACGCTCTGCCATAGCTCGCATGTATGCACCTAAGATAACTACTTGCTCATTCACATAACACTGTGTAGCAGCTAATTGTAGCCTATCTTGAGGCTTCACTACGTTGAAGTTAATCTGTCTTACATCATTAGGTAGAGGCCAGACATCAACTACCATATCTAAGTTATCATCGATACCGTTGAAGCCATAGCCAGTAGGAGGGCCTTTAGCGAGAGAAGTAGTAGGGAATACTAATGTGTTCAAGTGAGAGCTAGACATCTGATTCAGGTTTAGACCTGTCGTTGTGTCTATTACGTCTAGTACCTTGAAGTCCCTATCAGCGCCTACCAGTGAGTAAGACATTACACCATCTTGTGTTGAAATAGCTGAAGTTACTCGTAGTACTTGCCAATCCCAATAATGCTCTATCTCATACTTAGCATCATTGACGAAGTCACCTATCATCTTATGGTAGTCTGATGGGCCATTTGCAGTAGAGAGATTACCACTCCAATCATCCCCTAACTGATCCTCACGTAGCCTACGTAGGACTTCATTCATTATTTCTCTGTAAGTCATCTTACTCCTTAACCTCTCATCATAAAGGCTGCACCAGTGACTAATGCAGCTATTAGTAATCTTACGAACCATTCATTAGCACTACTTGTCTTAGCACCTAATGCTAACTTAATAGCGTGTTCATCAATCTCTTCACTGTGCTTATTTAGCCTAGCGTCCTGTGTGTTGTTATGTTTGATTAGACCATCAATCTTGGTGTCTATCTCCACAAGCTTAATCATTGCATCAGCTAGTTTATCTATCTTAGCTTCCAGCCTATCGAACCTAGCATTAACTTCCATATTCTTCATCTCAAGTAGAGGGCGACACCAAAGGCAGCCGCCATGATTACTGCTATTATACCCATTGCCTTGAGGCCTATGGCTATGTTCTCTTGTATTGCTTCATTCCTTAAGTACCTCTTACGTGCCTCTAGCCTCGCTGCTTCCTTAGCATCTCTACTATACTGAGCCTTGAACTCGAGAAACCGATGATACCCTAAAAGTCCTTGTTTGTTGAGCATAAATTTTAGCTCTTCTTCTTGCTTACGTAGTTGCTGCTGTGCTTGGAATGCTTCTAGTGCAGAACCTTTACCCTTCGTTGCTACCTCTTTAGCAATGTCATTCTCAGCTTTGAAGTATTTGCCTATTGCATCTCCTGCATCCAACATTTCCTTGCCATTAGCTAAGGTCTGCTTGATAACCTGAAACGCAGCATTGGCTATAGCTAGCTCTGCTAACACTAGGCATCCTTAACCGCTTTGGGATTATCTAGCTTAACTTGCAGGCACTTGGCGACATAGGCGTTCATGTCTGTAGTATCTCCATCTTGAGATTTAACGTAGGCATCTGCAAAGTTAGCAAGGCTTGGGTATTGTGAAGCTCTACGCTCAGACCATTTAGCTGCTAAGGCATCCGTAGGTGTTGGCTTCACTGGTGCTGTAGGTAGCTCTTTAGGCTCAGCTAG